AAAGCTGCAAATCGACGTAAGTCGTACTGTGCAAGAAGCGCAGGCCAACTTAGAAGATCTTCAGCAAAAACTCGTAATGATCCAAATTCTCGTATCCGTCAGGCACGTAGAAGATGGAAATGTTAAAAGAAGCTTTATTACAAGCACTAGAAGATAAATACGAAGCTGATATATCTGCAGCAGAAGCAACACTTAAAATTTATTTAGAAAATTCAGTAGGTATTGGAGAACATCCTCAGCATTTAGATGAAATAGATAAACTTATAAATAAGATTGCAGAAGCCGAGGATAAATTAAAAGTATTAAAGGAGTTTAATTAATGCCATTTAAATCAGAAAAACAAAGACGTTATTTATTTAAGAATGAACCTGCTATTGCTAAAAAATGGACTAAAAAGTATGGCAGTAAACCAATTAAGAAAAAAGGAAAGAAGAAAAAATAATGGATGATCTAGTAATTATAGAAAAATTAAAAAAAAGAATAAATGCAACTTTGCAACAGATTGGTGACAATATGATCACAGGTGGGGTTGACAGTATGGAAAAATACAAGTATTTACTAGGACAGGCACAAGCCTATCAAATAGTAATACAGGAAATCTCTAACCTGCTAAACAAAGATGAAAAGGAGCAAAATGACGGAAACGTTATCGACATCAAAGGAAAAGGAAGTTCCAAAACATAGGAACGCCTTACAAGAAAAATATAAAGAAGAAGAATCTCACGTTACAAGATTAGACGAAAACAATATTCAAGAAGTAGCTGATCAATTACCAGAACCATCTGGTTATAGATTATTGCTATTACCATTTACACCTAAAGAAAAAACTAAAGGTGGAATTTTATTTTCCCAAGAACAATTAGATAAAGCAAGAATAGCCACGACTTGTGGTTATGTTTTAAAAATGGGAGATCTTGCGTACAAGGACAAAGATAAATTTGATAAACCTTGGTGTAAGATAGGAGATTGGGTGATGTTTGCCAGATATGCTGGTTCGCGTTTGCCAATTGAAGGTGGAGAAGTGCGAATAATAAACGATGATGAAGTGTTAGGGACCATTAAAGATCCTGAATCAGTTCTTCATTATATATAAACATAGGAAGGAACTATGCCAGACGAAGAAAAAAAAGTAGATGGTTTAATTGATGTAGGTGAAGCCGATCAACAGGCAACTGAAATTAATTTAGACGATAAAGGTGAACCAGAAAAAGTTGAAGCACCTAAAGAAGAGAAGATTGAAATTGAGAAAGTTGAAGACTCTCAGGATAAAACTTATGAAAATGAGAGAACAACTAAACTTGATAAAAAAGAAGAAGGCGACGAAGTAAAAGAATATAGCGAAGGCGTTCAAAAACGTATTGCTAAACTTACTCGTAAAATGCGAGAAGCTGAAAGACAAAAAGAAGAAGCTATTGCATTTGCAGAAACCACACACAAACAAAAGAATGAGTTAGAGGGAAGATTATCTAAATTAGATAAATCTTATACTTCAGAGTTTGAGACAAGAGTAAAAACAAATATGCAGGCAGCAAGACAAGCTCTTAAAACTGCTATTGAATCTCAAGACGTTGAAGGACAAGTTGCGGCCCAAGAACAAATTGCTAATTTGACTATGGATGGCGCAAGACTCAGAGCGATGAAAGCAGCTGAAGAAGCTAAACCAAAAGAGGTAAAAGTAAACCCTCAACAAACAAGAACACAACAGAGCGATCCTATGGCGGAAGCTTGGGCCTCTGAAAATACTTGGTTTGGTAATGATTCAGCTATGACTTACACGGCTTTTGATATTCACAAACAATTAGTGGAAAAAGAAGGTTTTGATCCTAAATCAAGAGAATATTATGAGGAAGTTGACAAAAGAATAAGGGTTGAATTTCCGCATAAATTTGATAAGATGGAAAGTAATTCTACAGAAAGAGCAAAACCTGCTCAGAATGTAGCCTCAGCTAAACGTTCTAGCTCAACAGGACGCAGAAAAACTGTGAGACTCACTCAATCACAGGTAGCAATTGCTAAAAGATTAGGAGTGCCACTAGAAGAATATGCGAAACAAAAACAAATCACGGAAGGAGTATAGGCATATGGAAAACGAAAAAATTAAAACTTCACGTGCGAGTCAGACTAGATCCAAAACGGAATCTAAAAAAGTTTGGACTCCACCCACTTCACTTGATGCACCGCCTGCGCCAAAAGGCTTTAGACATCAATGGATAAGAGCAGAAATATTAGGACATCAAGATACGTCCAATGTTGCTCGAAATATCCGAGAGGGATATGAATTAGTGAGAGCTGATGAATATCCGGACTCAGATTTTCCATCGATGAGCGAAGGTAGATACGCAGGAGTTATCGGGGTAGGTGGCCTATTGCTGGCGAGGATACCAGAGGAGATTGCGCTTCAAATTGATGCTTATTATCAAAATCAAAATAAAGCAAAAGAAGAAGCAGTAGATACCAATCTTATGAAGGAACAGCACCCAAGTATGAGATTCTCGAAAGAGAACGATACTCGTGTAACCTTCGGTGGTACAAAGAAAAGCTAATTATTTAGTAATTCCTAAACCAACGAATTAATATAAACCGTACTGGAGGCCCCTTACGGGGCAGGTACATAAAAAGGAAACAAATATGGCAAATAACAGCACAGTTGGCTATGGATGCAGACAAGCTATGACAGTTGGAAATACTCCAGCTACAGGCGGTCAGTCTGAATTCAAAGTCCAAGGCGGAGCAGCTCCTGGAGCTACTGTCGCTATTTTTAAAGGTGCTCCCGTAGCAATGCAAACGGCAGCCGGTGGAGCTGGAACTCTTGGATACATCCAAGATCAAACAGCTGCAACGATGACGGATGGTATTGTTGGTGGTAATACGTGGGCCCATAACACAGCTAACACTAACCTTAGTTTAGGTGTTTTCAATGGAGCAACTTTTGTTGATTCAAATGGAAAACCAAGTTGGACTAACGGTTTGTCTGCAGCTCAAACTTCAAGTGTAGATTACAATACAGGTAGTGATGACATCATCGCTTTTGTAAATACTAATCCACAGCAAGAGTATACAGCGAGAGCAGACGCAGCAGTAGTGGTAGGTAGTTTCAATACATTGACTAACGAAGGCTTCAACTTAAATGATGCTGGAGCAGGCGTAGATGGTCAATCGGATTGTACACTAGATATCAGCGGAGTCGCAACTACTGGTGTAGCAAACTATATGTGGAAACTTGTAAGATCAGCAAATGTTGCAAATCAAAGTGATTTAACAGCAGCTGGTGCAGATATTATTATCTCTTACAACCCACAATCAAACGCTTACTTAGCATAGTCATAGAATAGGAGATAAAAAATGGCAATATCAAGAGCACAACTAGTTAAAGAACTAGAGCCAGGTTTGAATGCACTATTCGGACTTGAGTATAAACAATACGCTAATGAGTGGAATGAGATTTTCGACACTGAATCATCTGACAGAGCTTTCGAAGAGGAAGTAATGTTATCTGGTTTCGGTAATGCGTCAGTTAAACCTGAAGGACAAGGTATAACTTTCGACGATGCTCAGGAAACTTTTACAGCGAGATACACTAACGAAACGATTGCATTAGCATTCGCTATAACAGAAGAAGCTATCGAAGATAACTTGTATGACAGACTTGCGTCTAGATATACAAAAGCTTTAGCTAGATCTATGGCGTCTACTAAGAATATCAAAGGCGCAGCAGTATTGAATAACGGATTCACAGCAGCTTATGCTGGTGGTGATGGCAAAGCATTGTTCGACACAGAACACCCTACTTTAGCTGGTTCGTTTTCAAATGAGTTAAATACTCCTGCTGAACTTAACGAAACTTCATTAGAAGAGGCGCTAATAAACATCGCAGCGTTCACTGATGAAAGAGGCCTAAAAATTGCAGCTCAAGGAACTAAAATGATAATTCCTTCTGCGCTTCAATTTACTGCTGAAAGACTTATGAAGTCTGAAGGTAGAACAGGTACAGCTGATAATGACATCAACGCTATCAAAAGTATGGGAATGGTTCCGCAAGGATACGCAGTTAACCACTACTTAACAGCAGCGAAAAAATGGTTCATTAAAACAGATGTTCCTAATGGGATGAAACATTTCGAAAGAGCACCTATCACTACTAAGATGGAAGGTGACTTTGATACAGGCAACGTAAGGTACAAAGCTAGAGAGAGATACGTTTTCGGATTCTCTGATCCTAGAGGTGCCTTCGGGTCAAACGCAACGTAATAAATCATAATTTTTGTGGCGGGACATTGTTCCGCCACAATTACAAAATAAAGGTGGAGAATGAAGAAATTCCTAGTTAAAATCAACGCTTATCAATATCACGCAGAATTTGAAATTTTTGCAGAGGATAATGTTGAATCTATTGAAAATTCAATAGTTGACAAACTAGGAGAAAAAGGTGTAAAGTGGGAATATCTTGGAGAAATGATGGACCCCAAGGTAAAACGAATAACCTATGAGGAGGTTAGTGATGCAATCACATCTGAACGACCTGTACAAACAAAAGAAAGTACTGGATCTAGAATGGGAGCAGGAGCATCTTAATGAGGGTAAATATACTCTCAATATGGTTAGAATTGACAGAGCTGTCAGAGAAGTTATTAGCCATATAAAATTAGCAGAAGCTAAAAAAGAGCATCTGGTAAATAAGGTAGAAGACGCTGCCGCTCAAGTTTCAGTAGCTACTTAAACGCTACTTTTAAAAATCACAACATACACAGAGCCCTCTTGCGCTCTACTCAAATCTACTATATAAACTAACTACTATACAATAATTAACTAGAATACTGACGCGTATAGTCGACGACCTAGAGACAGTATTCACATAATCTAGGAGGATTATAAAATGGCAACAACACGATTCAGAGGACCAGTTATACAAGGTAAATTCAACGAAGCCGGACAAACTGGATACAATCTAGAAAACAAAGCAGCAAGTTACGCAGTAGTAATTGGTGATAGTGGAAAAACTTTTACTTGTAATACTGATGGAGTAACTTTTACATTACCTGCAGTAGCAGCTAATGAAGGTTCTACATTTACATTTGTAAATACTGCTGCCGATGGTGGTAGTGGAATGGTAGTTACTGGCGCAGCTGGTGAATACATTATTTACAAAGGTGTTACGAACCAAATTACTCTAACAAATACAAAAGGTACTTCTAAAGTAGGAGACTTTGTAACTGTTTCTGGTAATGCTGGTGGAACGGCTTGGACTGTGATGAACATCCAAGGTGTTTGGGCGTAATACATAACTAATTAATAGTGCTCCTTCGGGAGCACTAATAAATTAAGGAGAAAATAATTATGAGTACATATCCAGTAGATATAAAAGCTAAACGAATAACTAGCACAGTGGCTAACACCGAAATATTTGGAGGACCTGCAAGAATTTTAGGTTTTTCTGCAAACTGCACAGCAGGCGCAGGATCTATAGATTTAGAAGACAATGGAAGTTCTGTAGCGGTGTGGGGAACACCAAATGGTGCTTCAGCCCCTTTTGTGTATAACGTTACTTTACCAGGCACAGGTATTAAATGTAATACTAAACCAACGGTAAGTTTGACAACTATTGCTGATGTAACATTCTATTACGGCTAGGAGATAAATGGCGACGATTACTTACAAGGTCACTGTCGCTCTTGGCACTAACGCCTTTAGCGCCACTACTAATAAATTTTTTATTAATGGTAGTGTGAGCCCTGTTTTATATTTACAAGAAGGAAACACCTATATTTTTGATCAAGCGGATTCAACCAATTCTGGTTTTATCTTTGCTTTTTCTTCAACGAAGGATGGAACTTGGACAACTGGCGGCGTAGAATATACCACAGGAGTTACAAAAACAGGAACCCCAGGAACAGCTGGTGCAAAAACTACGATTGTAGTTGCACCTGTTAGAACTACCGGTGCACCTTTATTATTTTATTATAATGGGGGAGCGACCGCGACTTCTGGAATGGGTAATAGTGCACAAACTGTTTCCCCTACTTCAGAAACTACCGAATTTAATCCTCAAATAGATGATGTTATTCAAGAAGCATTCGAAAGAACAGGAGTAAAGGGAAGCCAAACTGGTTATATGTTAAGATCAGCAAGACGGTCTTTAAATATAATGTTTTCCGAATGGGGTAATAGAGGAGTTCATTTATGGAAAGTAAAATTAGCTAAAGTTCCTTTAGTAGAAGGACAAGCCGAATATAATTATGCATCCGATTCAGAAAATTTTCCACAAGATATTGATACAGTCTTAGAAGCTTATTATAGAAATAATTCTGAACCAACAGCACCACAAGATATAGCCCTTACAAAAATTGATAGATCAGCTTATTCACAAACACCAAATAAATTATCACAAGGAACTCCTTCACAATATTATGTAGAAAGAAAATTAAATCCAAGTATATTTTTATATACAACACCAAGTGCAAGTGTGTCTGACGCAACTACACCAAGTAATTATCAATTTTGTTTTTATTATTTAGCAAGAATTCAAGATGTTGGTTCTTACAATTATACTGCTGATGTTGTTAATAGATTTTATCCTTGTATGATGTCTGGTCTAGCTTATTATTTAAGTTTAAAATTTTCACCAGATATGAGTCAAGAATTAGAAAGACGATATGAAAGTGAATTACTTAGAGCATTAGATGCTGACAACCAAGGTACTTCTACTTACATATCACCACAAACATTTTATGGAGATGGAGTATAATGGGCGGATATGCATCAGGTAAACAGTCGTGGGCGATCTCAGATAGATCGGGATTAAAATTTCCTTACACAGAAATGGTAAGAGAATGGAATGGAATGTTAGTTCACACTTCCGAGTATGAACCTAAGCAACCACAATTGGATCCTAAACCAGCGGGTTCTGATCCCCAAGCTTTATGGAATCCAAGACCTCAACCAGCTGGGGCAGTAAGTTTAATTTTATTAGATCCTAATCCCTTTACTACAGTTATTGCTGGTGGAACAACTTTTGTAAATGTTTATTCAGAAGATCATCAAAGAAAAACAGGTGATATAGTAAGATTAAGAGGACCAGCTCAAGTAACTACTGCTGGTAGTGGAGGAGCAGACGCTATGAATTTACAATCTTTTGCAGCTATTCCATCATTTGATAATGTCAGTGATATTGATTCAGCAACAGGATTTACAATTACTATAGGACAAAAAAATTCTGATGGAACTATTACTACAGCACCTGGAGACTTAACTTCTCCAGAAAATTATTTTTTCTTTACCAGTACAGATACAGCAACAACAGGGGGAATATCAGGCGGGGGTGCTGCTTGCTCTGCTGGCCCCGTAACATTAAAGGTGGTTAACGGCTAATGGCATACAGTTTAACAAATTTACGAGACGATATTAGAAACTATACAGAAGTTGGAAGCAATGTACTTTCAGATTCTGTTTTAGCAAGAATAATTCAAAATGCAGAAAATAAAATTTTAAGATCAATTGACACCGATCAAAATGTTTATTACGCAACTTCTAATTTAGTCATTGGAAATAGATATGTAACTATTCCGGGTGATATGAGAGCGATTCGATATGCTCAATTAGAGGATGCGGCAGGAAATCAATATTATTTAGAGCAAAGAGACACCTCTTTTATGGCTGAATATTATTCTACACCAGGAACTTCAGCTGTAGATATCCCTAAATATTATGCAAATTGGGATGAAACTTACTGGGTAGTAGCTCCAACTCCAGATAAAACTTACAAAATTACGCTTTGTTATGATAAAGAAGCGACAAGCATTGTTACGGATACTGCGGGAACATATTTGTCTAATAAATATGCTGACGTACTTTTATATGGCTCTTTAGTAAATGCATATGGGTACTTGAAAGGACCACAGGATATGTTACAATACTATCAATCAGCTTTTAACGAAGCACTAGAATCGTATGCGATCGAGCAAATCGGTCAAAGACGCAGAGACGAATATCAAGATGGTGAAGTTCGTGCTCAACTCAACGTAAAACCACCATCAAGTTATGGAAATAAATAGGAGATAAAATATGGCAAACGAAGTACCTTATGCATTCCCTGTAGAATTGTTGAGTGGAACTCACAACTTTGCATCGGATACATTTAAGTTAGCACTTTATACTGC